CGTAAGTGTGATTAGTAACGATCATTGGAATGTTTGCTTGACCCAACTTGAGTGTGAGCATTCTGAACGCACCTTTAATAAGTTGGGATTTAGTCATATCCCTAACTTGTTTTTCGTTTAGCGTATCAGTGATCTCTTTCTCAGTGGAAAGCATCCCAAGAGAGTCTAACACAAACATACAGGGTCTGCGTTCTTCTACAGATTTTTTTAAGTATAAGTCTACTGCCTTCAGTGCCTTTTGACGAAACTCTTCAACAGTAACGACATTGACAACAGCAAGACGTTGGAGATCTATCCCACGACTTGCGAGTAGAGATTTGTTAACAGCGGCTTCAGTGTCAAAATATAAGCAGTACCCATCAGGGTTAGAATCAAGGAAATTTTTGACAACGGCGAGAGAGAAGAAAGTTTTGCCAGTAGAAGACTCCCCAGCAATGGCAGTAATCTTATTCCCAGATACGCCACCAAATATACTACCTGAAACCAATGCGTTAAAGATGTAAGAACCCGTGTCCACATAGTTTTCAGTGTCATCAATATCGGATGCGAGTTTTGTATATTCATCTCCAATTTCTTTTACAATTTCTTTTAAAAAGTCCATAATAAATTAAAACCTAAAAACTTTTGGGGTGAGTAATAACATCACCATGTATCTCATCTATATGTGCATGATCAACGTTGACGTGAGCACCACTTTCTAGAACTGTTGCAATTCTTTCAAGTGCATCAGCAATTCTATCTACTGATGATGTATTTTCATTAGTCATTCAAATCATCATCCCATGTTGTTCTCTAAGTGTTTTCTTATAAGGTCCTCCAGGATTTGTATCCCTAACTTCCTTAATTTTATTCAATTTTTGATAAAGCGACGTATCGCCACCTAGTCTCAATGCACTAATAATAGTGGCAAGTTCTTTATCGCTAATAGGTAGGTCCATTTAACCGAAAAATAATTCCAAGTTTACAGTTTTTTCTACATTCCACCCAATTGCATCTAGGATCGACTTGAGAGGTTCGACAAAACTCTTTTCAAATTGTAGATCATAATCAATGTATTTGTCAAGGTCAAGTTCGCGTGGAAAGTCCTGGATGAATGAGATAACATTCTCCCGAATAATATTGGGTTTCTTCAAATACAGGAATTTGATTTTTTCCCCGTTATTGATGAGTGAATATTTATTCGTCAAATTTTTCTCCTTTATATAATGATTGAAGAGAAGAGCGCCACGACAATGAATCGGAGTTCCTTTTGCATAGATTGACGAATAAGAACGGTATTTTACCACATCTGATACAGATCTAGGGAAAGCAATTTCTTCAGGAGGAAGTTTCTTAAAATCAGTACGACACTTATCAATGTACTTAATAACATCTTCTTCAGTGCCGTTCATCATCAGTTTAAGACCATCCTTAATCATCGTGCGGCAGGGTGCTGGTGTTGAGGATTTGACTGCCTCAATGCCCATCATCTTCAGTTTAGGTTCATCATAACGAACACCTTCACTGTCCCATACGTTAAGAATGTATCGCTTCTTAGCGGTCCAGATACCACGTTCAGCGATGTTCTCTCGCTTCATCTGCATCTTCTGGTCATAAGCATTCACATACGTTGCCAGTTCTTCGTAGCAACGGTCAATATACTTTTCAAGTTCCATCTCACAGACCTTATTAAGGAACGTGACAATGCCTTCAGTAGTTTTCTCTCTTCCCTGGTATACATTTTCAACCAGAGGACCCAAGTTAAGATAAATGGAATCGGTATCAGAAGCAATAACATAATCAACATCATTTGTTTTCAAGATCTTATTGATCTTTTGATTCATCTTGTTCTCAATCCAACGGATTGAAACTTGACCTGAGAGAGTAATTGCTTCAGCATTTGCCAGTTTATAATACCTAAAATACTGATTACCAATAGCACCATATGCAGAGTTGAGTTGAATCTTTCGTGCCATCTGAATGTTATTACATCTGGCGATTTCCTTCTCAAGCGTTTTAGTTGGAGTTTTTTCATACTGTTGTTTCGCTTGTAACATCTTCTTTTTATAGACGGTTCGATCCTTATAGATCTTATCCATCAACTCGGGAAGAAATCCTCTCTTATCTTTCCGATACATGGAACCATTAGCACAAACAGCATTATCACTATACAGTTCAAAGTTTATCTCTTGATTAAGAATTCTATCAACTGTAGCCGATGGGTGTCGCTCCGGAAGTAACGTCTCTGGAGAGATGTTATATTGCATAATAAGATGAGGGTAGAGAGAGTTAAGGTCAAAAGACACAACCCAATCATACTTTCCCGGAACCGGTTCCTTGACATATGCACCTGCATACTTAGAGTCTTTATCAGAACGAACGATGGGAGGGATTACAATGTTCCTCTTTTTAAGGTAATTGTAGATAATCGTATCCCACATACGAACCTGAGAGAACACATCAGCATAGTTCGCTTTAGCGTCATACGCCATAACGATTGCTAGTTCAATCAGTTTCATCTTGTCTTCCATACGGTCAACAAGTTCCACGTCAATGATATTGTATTCTACAAACTTTTGCCACCCGTTAGTATAGAAATCTTTGAAGGTATCAAACTCAGAGTGATCAAGTTTCTTTTGTCCAAGTTCCACACTCGCAATATAATCCAGTCGATAGGATTCCTGCGCCTTATAAGTGAACTTCTTATAAAGATTTAGATAATCAAGTTGTGTAATACCACCAACATCATAGGAAATATGTTTACGACCCATAATAATAGTCTCACGTTCAGTCACCAAACCCCATGGTGAAATGCGCTTCATCAATTTCTCACCCAAGATCCTATCGATACGACGTACAAGATACGGCATATCATACAGTTCACTATTCCAACCAGTAACAACTTCGGGAGTATTATCTTCAATCATCCACCAATTGATGAAGTCATTCAGAAGTTCATACTCAGTTCTAAACTGCTTGTAGATAACATTCTGTTGCGTATTATTGAAAGGTCCTTGCCCCCAAGTACGGATTTGTTTAGTAGTATAATCCTGCACTGTAATGAGAAGAACTTCCTCTGCAGCAGATTCGACATCAGGGAATCCGTTTTCAGTCTTAACCTCAATATCAATTGTAGAAATCTTGATCTTTGTAGTATCAAACTTAATTTCTTCTTCAGGATACTTCTCAGAAATATACTGATAGATGTATCTATCGTTTCCGTAGATCTTAAAATTGTCTATACCATCATATCTCTTGATAAACTCTCGGCAGTCACGAACAGTTCCAGGTTCAACAGATTGAACATAATCACCTTCAAGGGTTTTGTATTTGGTTTTTCCTTTTGCTTCAACAAAAAGGGTTGGATAAAACTTCTCCCGAATCATGAAATGTTTTCCATTTTCATAACCACGGACCAAGAAGTGATTCCCGACCATTTGAACGTTCGTGTAAAATCTCATTCTGCAGTAAGTTTTAGATACTCTTGAACAACTTCTGGAGTTGGATCAGCAATAGTTAAAATATCACTAGATCTAATCATATATTCATCTTGACTAGATGCCCCAAGCCAAGGTGTCATATTGTCTATAGAAAGAAACTTTAATGGGTTTACTAATTTGCAATCTGGGTCACCAATCTCAGCATCAAGCTCTTGTATTTCAGTGATTAGAATATCACCCATGCCAACCATGATACATTTAATTTCCATTATACAACCTCCGTTTCAGATATTGGTGTAGAATTAATTTTACTATTGTACATTTCTAGCACACTATCTAGAGGATTGCAAATAGTTGCTATAGTATCTTCAGTGACTACAAAGTCTCTATCTTTTGAAAGAATTATCCAAGGTCGCAAACTAATATCAACCTCATAATTTGAGTTTTCATCGACTTCCTCAGTCAGAAAAGACTTTTCCTGTATCTCAACAATTTGAGGTTCAGACATCATATAACCATGAATTCGCTCTTCCTGAACAACTTCTTTAGTTTCTGCTATTAGAGTTTCTCCTGTTTTAAGGAGTAACATTTTAATTGTCATAATCAAGTGTTTTATCCTTTACATTCTAGCAAGAAAAAAGAGGGGCGTCAACTGGATTGTGCCAGTTGCCCCTCTGCGGCGACGATATTCAATTTTATTTAGTAGAGAGGATTACTTTTACAAAGTTTAGATACTCTTACCAAACATTCTTCTTTATTTCCATCTTGCTCATAATTTTTTAATCGACTTGCAATGATATCAGCAACCTCAATGAAATCATTCTCATCAAATCCTCTTGTAGTGAGAGCAGATGAACCTAATCGTAATCCACTGGTAACAAAGGGCGATTCTGGATCAAAAGGAACTGTATTTTTATTTGCAGTGATATTAATTTCACTTACCAGTTGATCAGCAATCTTTCCAGTAATTCCCAAACTCCTCAAATCAAGTAGAACAATATGGTTATCTGTTCCATCAGATACAATGTTAATACCATTTTCAATTAATCTCTTGGCAAGTGTTTTTGAATTAGAAACGACTTGCGAGCAATACTCTTTAAACTCTGGTTTAAGTGCCTCACCAAATGCAACTGCTTTTGCAGCAATCACATGTTCCAATGGACCACCCTGAGTTCCTGGAAATACTGCCTTGTCTAACCTCTTACCCATCTCCACATCATT